ACATTCGTAGTAAAGAGAGTCGTATTAATTCATCAGGTGGATTTGCTGGTGGTTTACTAAAATACTTAAAAATTGTTAATGAAGGATTAAGGTTCTTTAATCAACAAGGAAGAAGACCGGGTAGTGCTGCTATCTACATTGAACCTTGGCATAAAGACATTATTGACTTACTTGAAATCAAAAAGAATACGGGGGCCGAAGAGTTGAGAGCAAAAGATTTATTTACTTCAATTTGGTTACCGGACAACTTTATGAATGCGGTTAAGAACAACGATGATTGGTATTTGTTCTGTCCTAATGATATTAAAAAGGCGGGAATTAAACCATTACAAGAAACTTATGGTGATGAGTATGAATCGAATTATAACAAAGCCGTTGAACTTGGTTTAGGTAAGAAAGTTAAAGCTCAAACAATTTGGAACAAAATTATTGAATCTCAAGTTGAAACGGGAGTTCCTTATTTATGTTCTAAGGATAGCGCTAATAGAAAAACAAATCATCAAAACATTGGGGTTATTAAACAATCTAACTTATGTAATGAGATTTACCAATATACTGATGAGAACACCACAGCAATCTGTACATTATCATCAATGGTATTAAAAAACTTTATCATTAAAGGTGAGTTTGATTTTAAATTACTTTACAGTGAAGTTAGAAAAGTTGTGAGAGCACTTAACAAAGTTGTTGATATTAATAGTTACTCAACTGAACAAGGTAGAAAAGGTGGTTTAGAACAAAGAGCAATTGCTATTGGAACACAAGGTCTTGCTGACGTATTCTTTTTAATGGATTATATCTTCACAACTGAAGAGGCAAAAAAACTTAATAAACAAATCTTTGAAACTATCTACTTCGCGGCAATCACCGAGAGTATGGAATTATGTAAATCAGGTGAATACAAACCATACGAATTTTTTAATGGTTCACCAATGTCAAAAGGAATTTTTCAATTTGATATGTGGGGATTAGATTATGAAGGATTAGGTAGAATGTGGGATTGGGATTCACTTAAATTAGAAGTGTCCAACCACGGGGTTTGTAACTCGTTATTCACGGCTCAGATGCCAGTTGCGTCTTCAGCTAAGATTACAGGTTCATTTGAAATGACAGAACCGGCTCACTCGGCTTTATTTAATCGTCGTGTGGTTGGAGGGGAAATCTTAATTGTTAACAAATACTTAATTAATGATTTTGAAAAAATTGGTATTTGGTCTGAAGATTTGAAAAATGAAATCATTATGAATGAAGGTTCGGTTCAAAACATTAACTTTAATAATTATCTTGACCAAGAAGACAAAAATTACAACAAGAAAGTTAAAAGAATTGAACATTTAATTCCAAAATACAAAACAATTTGGGAAATATCTCAAAGAGAACTTATTGATATGGCGGCTGACAGAGCACCATTTATTGACCAATCACAATCAATGAATATCTATATGTCAGAACCAACATTATCAAAAATTTCATCATCACACTTCCATTCATGGGGTAAAGGATTAAAAACTCTTTGTTATTATGTTAGGACTAAAGCAATATCAACCGGAGCAAAACACTTAGCGGTGGATATTTCGAAAGTTAATCAATCAACAGTTAAACAAGAGAAACCAAAAGTGAATCTTGTTGAACCTACAGTAAAACCAACAGATTCAGAATTTGAATGTTTTGGATGTGGTTCATAATAAAATTACCGATAATTATATTAATCCCGGCAATGTCGGGATTTTTTATTTTTAGGTATTTATAAGAAATAATCATAACACTATAATTATAGATATGGCAAACGGAACAACATATGGTATTAATTTTCCTTTTAGGGATTCGGTAAGAGGTGACTATCTACAACTTACAGAATTAGAATCACAAGAAATTAAGGCGGATTTAATTCACTTACTTTTGACTCGAAAAGGTTCAAGATATTATTTACCAACATTTGGGACAAGACTTTATGAGTTTTTATTTGAACCATTTGATGGGTTAACTTTTGACGCAATTGAATCTGATATTAGGGAAGCTGTTGGTACATTTATGCCGAATTTATTATTAAATCAAATTACTATATCACCGGCTGACCCTCAAGAAGAAGTTGATTTGGCTATGGGCACCGCAACGGTGGGAAGTAGTGAGTCATCTGTTTATCGGTTTCCGGGTAAAGGGACTTCAGAATATACCGCAAAAATAAAAATAGATTACTCAACCGATAAGAGTACTTTCGGACCGAGTGATTTCGTTATCATTAATATTTAATATTGTATGGCAAATCGTAATATATCATATACTACAAGAGATTATCAGGGAATAAGAACTGAGTTATTAAACTATGTAAGAACTTACTACCCTGAATTAATACAGGACTTCAACGACGCTTCTGTGTTCTCTGTGTTCTTAGACTTGAACGCTGCGGTTGCGGATAACTTACACTACCATATAGATAGAAGTATTCAAGAGACCGTTTTACAATATGCTCAACAAAGGTCGTCTATCTATAATATCGCAAGAACTTATGGTTTAAAATTACCGGGACAAAGACCATCGGTGTCTTTGGTTGATTTTTCAATAACGGTTCCTGCGTTTGGGGACAAAGAAGATGAAAGATATTTAGGGGTGTTAACAAGAGGGTCTCAAGTAGTTGGTGCGGGTATTGTGTTTGAAAACATTTATGATGTTGATTTTACTTCACCATATAATGCACAAGGATTCCCTAATAGATTAAAAATACCTAACTTCAATGCCAATAATGTCTTAATTAACTATACAATCACTAAAAGAGAATTAGTTGTTAATGGTATTACCAAAGTATTCAAAAGAGTTATTACTCCAAATGATGTTAAACCATTCTTTGAATTATTCTTACCTGAAAAAAATGTGTTAGGTATTACAAGTGTATTACTGAAAAGTGGTACCGAATATACCAATGTTCCATCTACTGCGGAATTTTTAGGGGCATCTAATAAATGGTATGAGGTTGACGCACTTGCGGAAGACCGAGTATTCATCGAAGACCCAACAAAAGTATCAGACCAACCGGGTATTAAGGTTGGAAAGTATATCCAAACATCTAATAGATTTATAACGGAATATACCCCAGAAGGATTTAAAAAAATGACATTTGGTGGTGGTACAAATACCGCTCAAGATTCATTAGACCAATTTACAACAGTTGGTGCAACAATTGATTTACAAAGATATTCAAACAATTTCTCATTAGGGTCTGCGTTAACTCCTAACTCAACACTATTCATTCAATATCGAGTTGGTGGTGGATTGGCAACAAATTTAGGGACAAATGTTATTAATCAAATTGGTACTGTAAACTTCTTTGTAAACGGACCATCTGAAACAACAAACTCATCCGTGGTTAATTCATTAAGATGTAACAACGTGACTGCAGCTATTGGGGGTTCTGGAGTACCGTCATTAGAAGAGATTAGAAACTATGTATCGTTTAACTTCTCGGCTCAAAAAAGAGCGGTTACGGTTCAAGATTATGAATCAATTATTAGAAATATGCCGGCTGAGTTTGGAGCACCTGCGAAAGTTTCAATTACGGAAAATAATAATAAGATATTAATTCAATTATTATCTTATGATACATCAGGAAAATTAACAAGTATTGTGTCGGATACTTTAAGACAGAATGTTGCAAATTATCTATCAAACTATAGAATGATGAATGATTATATTTCAATATTAACGGCTGAAGTAATTGACTTGAGTATTGATGTTCAGATTGTTTTAGATTCTGCTCAAAATTCAGGACAAGTTATTTCGGATGTTGTTGACAGAATTTCAACTTACTTCAATCCTCAAACAAGAGAGTTAGGTCAAAATGTTTATTTATCTGAATTAAAAAGTATTGTTCAGAATCAAAATGGTGTATTAACCGTTGCGGGATTAAACGTTTATAATAATGTTGGAGGTCAATATTCATCTGCCGAAACATCTATGGAATATTCGGATGCTGAAACTAAAGAAATTGCAACTGTTGATGATACAATTTTTGCACAACCATCCCAAGTGTACCAAGTTAGATATCCTAACAAAGATATTAGAGTGTCTGTTAAAAATTTCCAATCAGTTACCTTCTCTTAACAGGTTTATTTCTGGCTTAACTAGTTTATAATTAAATATGGTGTGTGTTAATTTGAAAAATCACACATAAACTATTTATAAATTAAAGGAATTGAATGGGTCAGTCATATAGAATTAGAACCGAATTAGGTATTAACAAAACAATTAATGTTCAGTTAGACCAAGATTTTGAGTTCTTAGAAATCTTATCGTTAAAAATACAACAAACTGACGTTTATAGTAGAAGTTGTTCAGAATACGGTGTTGTTGTTGGAAGGGTTACTGCAAATAATGGTTTTGGTATTCCAAATGCCCGAGTATCAGTGTTTATCCCAATATCATCGGTTGATGAATCTAATCCACTGATATCAAGTATCTACCCTTATAAATCTCCAACTGATAAAAATGAAGATGGTTTTAGGTATAATCTTTTACCTTATGAAAAGTCATATTCTGCTCACGCAGCAACAGGTACTTTACCTACAAGAGATGATGCGTTAACCGATGGAATTGCGGTTGAAATTTACGACAAATACTACAAATACACAACAAAAACAAACGAGAGTGGTGACTATATGATAATGGGGGTTCCATTAGGGTCGCAAACTTTAGTAATGGATGTTGACTTATCAGATATTGGGGAATTTTCTTTAACTCCTCAGGATTTAATTAGAATGGGATTAGCAACTGAAGGTCAAGTTGCCGGTAACCGTTTTAAAACCTCAAATGATTTATCGTCATTACCACAAATTGTAAGTTTAACAAGAACTTTATCGGTTGCGCCATTATGGGGTGACCCTGAAATATGCCAAATTGCGGTTAACCGTGTTGACTTTGACCTTAGAGATGATGCCAATATAGACATACAACCAACTTCGGTATTCATGGGGTCTATTTACTCAACTGCTGATTCACAGAGACTTAGACGAAATGCCAAGCCAAAGGACGATATGGGTAATTTATGTGAATTGGCTGCGGGTCCCGGGTCTATTTTAGCAATACGACAAACAATTAATTATGATGCAGACGGTAATCCAATACTTGAACTATTCCAATTAGAAAAGTCAGGTAATATTATTGATGGTAATGGGGTTTGGTTAACCGAATTACCAATGAATTTGGATTATTTTATTACCAATGAATTTGGTGAAAAAGTAATTTCAAATGACCCTGCAGTAGGTATTCCAACTAAAGGAAAATATAGATTTAAAGTTAAGTGGTCTCAGTCTCCTAGTTTGTCAGAACAAACAAGACGTGCTTATTTCTTAGTTCCAAATGTCAAAGAATATGGGTGGTCATCGGATAATGGTGACCCTACTAGTTCAAACGCTAGTGCTCAAAATAAACAGAGACAAAAAAGTTCATATTATTTTGGACTTGATTGGTCAGGATATACAGAAGGGTTTTCTACTGTAGAGTTGAAAAACAATATTTTAAATCAAAAAATAAATTGTGAGGATACTTTTTATCAGTTTGAGTTTAATAAAGTTTATACTGTCTCAGGTTTTATTGATGAATTTAAAAATGGTGCTAAAGGTAGATTTATTGGTATTAAAGAAATTGATAGTAATGAATGTGCTTCCACTATTAATAAATTCCCGGTTAATGAAGGATTTAGAAATTTTGATTTATTCTTTTTTATATTTTCAATAATATTACAAGTAATACAATTAATTGGGTTACCTGTTTTGATAATTTATCATTTTTTAGCCTTTTTATGGAATAATTTTGCGGTTATACTTGTTGCTTATCTTATTGTAAATTTTACGGCAAACGCAACTAATTATTGGTCGTTATTTGGAGGAGCGGTTGCCGGTACCGCTGCGTTTGGTGCAACTGCGGGTTTGATTGCCGGGTTTTTTGCAATGGCTTTATTGTATACTTTAGCAGCGGCGTTTTTAATTTTTAAGTTTAAACAAATTACTAGTTATAAATTTGGTAGAATTAAATTACCAATGATAACTTATCCTGATTGTCAGTCTTGTGAGTGTGTTCCAGAAAGTACTGAACCGGGTGGAGAGGATGCAACGGAAGAATCTAGTCCATCTCCTGGGTTAATATCTCAATTGTCACAACCTGGTTTATATTCTGCTGGTTTAGAGGCTAATAGTCTTTCAATACCAAATCGTACTTGGCCCGGTATTGGTCCTGATAATGAAGATTATGATTCATATTTTCAGTTGGAATCAAATATGCAAGCTGAGGCGATTTCTGGTCGGTCAGTTAAACCAAAAAATCCAACAATTTTTAAAACTAATAATTCGGGTGTTTACACATTTCCTGATGGAGGGGGTAATACATCACAAGGAACAACAATACCTCCTGGTGAAAGGGTTAATATTTATAATACTCGAAAGAAATTTTTTGATAATGTAAATAAAATTAAAGTTACTTTTTCATTAGCAACAAACGGTACAAGAAGTCATTTTGATAATACATTAACAGTATTATCTACTACGGATTTAACTCCGGGTACATTATTATCATTTGTTGACCCATTAAAAACTAAAGATAAAAATTATTTATATTCTGCAACCACAGCATCGGGAGGTTATATTGTTAATGGTATTAATGGTATCCTTAAGACAAGTGCTTTTACTGCTAATGTTCGTTATGCTCTTACTCAAACTTCCGATACGGTTGTTACTTATGATATTCCCGCATATCCGGCTGAATGTGTGAGTAGTATGGTTATTTCAATAACCGAACCGGGAACTGTGACTTATAGAACTTGTCCGGGTTCTAAAGTGACTTTATTATTTACAGGTCAAACATCAGGTACTACTAATCCTGAGGGAATTATTAGTCCTGAATTTCCGTTAGTTACAGGTATTACAAATGTTGATTGTATTGATTTAACAAATACAGGTGGTACCGCGGAGTATTCTGCGGTAACTTATGGTGTGGGTTGTCAAAATTATATTTATCCATCGGATATTGAATATTATCAGGTATTGACCGCTATTACTATTACTAAAACAATTGTTAATGGAGAACCACAATATTCATTTCCGGGTGATAATCAAACTGGTTCAAGTTTTTGGAATACGTTAAATGCTGAAAATAAATTAATTACTTTTTATCAAAGTAGTTTTGAGGGTAATTATCTTCCTCTTACTTATCCAAATTATAGACCTATCCCTAGGTCCGTAAATAACCCATTGTCATTGGCTACTTATACATTACCAACTTCAAGTTTTGAAGATTATGAAAATCAAAAAGTTCTTATTTTACAAAGAGGGGTTGACCCTTATTCTCCGTTAATGATGAATAAATATGGTATTGGACGTATATTAGGATATCCAAATGAAGATGCGGTGACTTTTACCGCGATGACAAGAATGAATATTCCAATACAAGCTCTTCCACCAACGACTAATGGTATTTCGGTTCAAAATCATGGTAATCAAAATAATATATGTTATTCATCTTATTTTTATACACCGGGAATTCCGGGACAAACAAGTCCGGGGCTTAATTATTCTGCGTATACAACTCCTAATTTTGGGTTTTATGGAGCGTTGGACTCATCGTTAAACCCAATACCTCAAGTTAGTACACCAGCATTAGCTCCATCAATAAATCCGTTAGTTTCGACAAACTATATTCAACAACCTTTTTTACCGTTAGGGGCACCACCATTAAGAGGTGTTACTTCAAAAACAAATAATCGTTTCTACTCTTCGAGCATTTCTAATAGTTTTTATGATGGTTCTGAAGATTTATCCGGAGGGGCTATTATAGCGTCCTTTGGGCCATATGTTGTTAACAGTTTTCTTTCTTGGCGATTTGATGAGTGGTATTTCCGGGGTTTACCTCAAACAACATACTTTAGTCCTATATTATATCCAAGATATACAGGTACATCTGAAGTTAATATGACTAGCTCATCTCAAATTATTATGAGAACTGATAGATTACCATCTTCTGATTATATTGATAATGCGGAAATTTTAACAGGTAGTGTTAGTTTATTACAACAAAACCTAGGATTTGCTGTTTATCCTATTGGAGGGGGTGGTCAATTATTTAATAATCCATCAATTTCGTTAGGTGCTGATTTAGTAACTGCGGATATTGAAGGACAAATTGGGGCAACTAACGTATTAAATACTTTAGGTACTTGTGAAGAGATGGTTGGATTGGATTGTTATCAAGGAAACGGTGTGAACTTTGGTGTAAAACCGGGATGTCAAGCTGGTGACGTTGTTGAAAATGGTTGTTACATAATGGTTAATAAACCACTAATTGATTTGGGACAAGATTTAGGGACATTCGCAGAATGGGGATTCAGGTTTAGATTCTTCTATGGTTTATGTCGAGGAGTATTATCACAATCATTTATGAATAATTGGGTTAACGGTAGTTTATATGCATTTCCAATACAAGTTGATACCTATTTTAATAAATTAAATCAACCTGAAGCACCAAGATTTGCTAATGAGGTAGTATATTTTGAAAAAGATACTAATAATTTTTATTATAGAAGTTCTCCGTATAGAATAACTGATAGTACTTCAGGATTAGGTAGATTTATTGGGAGACCGGTATCAGGTTTAAGAAACCCTGTAAATAGAAGAAATTTATTATTCCCAACAACAATTATTAATTTAGGTATAAAAGATGATTTTTACCAAGAAATAATTTTTGACCCATCGGCAAAAGGGTACATAATGAAAAGTTTAGCACCTACAAGTTATTCGGATACATCAGATTTAGTTAATTTATTTGTTATTTCAAGAATTACAGATGAGGGATTTTTAGGGCAAATTATTGCGTTAGGTGATAATTCATTGCAACAGTTATTTACTCGAGATGGTAGTTCAAGAAGAATTGATGCGGACTTAGCACAATCAATGTCGATTAATTCTGAATATGGGGTAATACCATTTTCACCTGAGTTTTATCAAGTTACGGGTTCTGTTGATGACCCAGTACAGATATTAGCGGGGTCTAGTGACCCAACAATGGCGGTATTTTTCTCATCAACGACTCAAGATTTACAAAACAAAGATTTCTTAACCCCAGGTGTTATTGATTTTAGACCATCAAATAACGCAAACGCGATAACATATCCTTATGGTATTAAATCTCAAGAAGTTCCATATTACCAATGGAGGATAAATGACACTCCTAATGCGGGTGTTTTTGGTGACCAAGGAAATAATTGGGCAACAAATACAAGTGACATTTTTTCAAGAAAATATCAGTCTCTTGATAGGAGAGCAATTATTAATCCAAGTTATATGATTCCATCAATTTACAGTATCAGCGACCTATTTGCTCGTGGATATTTATTTAATGGGACTGCAACAAATGTTGTTGACTTTAGTTATGTTGCTGATGCGGGTAATTGGGATGTTCCAACTCAAAAATATTTGGTTGGTGCCCCAAATCATTTCTATTTTGGGTTAATAAAAGGTGAGACAGCTTTAGATAAATTTAAAGAACTATATTCGATAGATGAATAATTACACAATAATACCAAGTAACCTTAAATATAAAGGGGCTCCTTCTGTTGATGAAAAAGTTTCAATATCTTTAGACCAAACAAGTCATGAGATAACGGAATACGATAGAAGTGCCACAATAAGTCTTGCTCAAGTTTATGATGACGAGAGGCAAGGTTGTACTGTTTTTAGACCAACTTTTAAGGTTAAGTATTTGTATGACAACACTTATACGGGAACCACAACATTTTTACCTTTCCAATATAATTTGTATTATGTAAACCCTGAACAATCATTTGTCAGTGGAACTTGGAAGGGGTTTCCACAGTATTATGAGTTTGATTTTTTTAGACCAATTGTGGATAATCAACATTTTCCTTATAAATCAAAAAGTGCTTACACATATAATTGGATGTATTATTTAACATATCCTCATGTTAATAACTATAAAAAGAAGTTGGTTTATTATTCTGATTTACCTAATGGGGATATGGATTGGTTAGCTGAAGAAGGTATTCCATTTATTATTGAAAATATTGAAATTAATGGTAATGGTCTAATATCTTTTAAATGTATTGGGTCTCATGGATTAACACCGAATGAGTACGTTGAATTATCTTTAACATATAGGAATTCAAACATATTCCAAGTGTACTCATTGGGTAACGGGTTATTTGATAGTGATGAGTATGTATTTAATGTTTTAGATATTGGATATACCGGTACGACGTTTGGTGATAATGTTATGGGTACTTTTAAAAGAGTAATTAATCCTGATAATTTAACAGAAACCAAATCAAAATATTATGTTAGAGAACATAAAGTGATTACTAATTTAGATGATATTATTGTTACTAAAATTGGTTTTGAAAAGAATGTATTTCGAGAAGATAAACAATTCGAGTATAGTTCAATAACACCTAATCAAATTTCAAGAATCTCTCAAAAAACAAGTAGTAACGCTTATAATATGACATCGGCGTATGATTTAGATTTTGCGGGATATTTGGATAATCAAAAACGACCATTAAGTGAGATTTTCTTAACTATTGTTAACAAAGGATATTCCGGATATTTTAATGAACCTTCATATGGGGTGGGATTAAAACAAGGTTGGGAATTTAATTTAACTAAAGAGGTTAATGAATATTGGGATTTAGTTAATAATGAATCAAATACAACAGTTCCATTATCTTCATATACTCAAACTAGTGGTGCTACTAAAACTTTCTATTATAATGGTGATTTAATGAAGGGTGATGTGATGGATGGTGATTTTTGTGAGTGGAATGATTATGAGCAAATTGAGAGAGTGATTTCTCCATATTTTCATAAAATAAATTATAATCAAACAGTTTTCCAAACAATGAATAATCCGGACACTAATTCATTAGGGTTTTATTATCAACCTCATAACAGTATGACTTTAAGGGTTTTTTCGGATTATATTGAAACCGGTGATATTGATTTTATTGACCAAGTACCTAGTTACTCGTTTTATTCAAGTGCCGACCAACAATTTAGATGGAGAGATTTGTATACTTATGGTTTTACTGATAATTTAGAAAGAGGAGTTGATTATCCGTTTTTAAATACTGCCCACTACCCATTCTCGGATATTACTTTTAGATTAATACCGGAAGGAATAAACTATAACGAGAGCCTATATGGCACTGATTTTGCGATAAAACCATTAATTGATGAGTGTGAATAAAGTAACTATAGTACCTGATGGTATTGATAAACAAATCAATATACCGGTAAGACTGACTTGGGATTATTTAGGATTGGATATGGCAATCGAAGAATATGAAACTGAAGTTATTACCGAAGCAATTGGTGTTGGGCGTGACTTTGAAATCAGTCGATTTGCCCATGCTCCTGATGTAACAACAAATAATACTGAAATTAATTATGAGTTTTATTTTTATTCGGGAGGTTCAACTTATGATATTAACAATTGGAAGATAAATTATTTAGGTGAGGGATTTACACCTCAAGATTTATATTATTATACAAACAATTTTTCTAATTCATTTTTTAAATTAGATTTTTACGATAATACGGATGAAAAAAAACAAACAAATTATTTAACGGTTATTATTCCGACACAACAGGGTTTGAAAATGACAACTCAAATGCAAAGAATTGTTGTAGATGTTAGAAAACCAAAATTTGTTTTAGATTATGTTGGTGATAAAGAAGGGTTTTTTCTTTATTGGTTAAAGAACAGGAATTTTTTGGATATTAATACCTTTTATATGTCCGCTAAATTTTATAATGCTAAGACCGGACAATTCACTAAATTGATGACAGATAATGAGACCAATGGTCAACCAAAAGGACCTCAAGCAAATTTCGCTCTTGGTTCTAATCAATATGATTTTGATAGTAACGTACTATTTTATTATGTCGTAAATTTGGATTATAAAAACCAAACATATCAGGTAGTTAATAGTAATGGACAGAGACTCGGGACCACAGTTCCCATAAAATGGTATGAATACCTTAATCCACCTGTATAATGGAAGATTTTTATAATATTAAAATATCACCTGAAACGATTCTTCGTGACTTATCAGTTGTTGATTATGATGGGATTCAAGTTGGTGTTTATTCTGCAATGACACAAGTTGTTAGTTCAGGGGTTAACGGTAGTTCATTACTAACAGGATTGACAATCCCTATTTTGATAAGACAAAGTGCGGTTGATGCGGGATATTATAGTCCTTTTGATGGCGCGGTATTACAAAAAAATGTAGTTGCTAATTTTATATTTTCATCGACAACGTCAAGTCCTTATGTTTTTAATGTGTATAACACTTCGGACGAGTTCCAAAAATTTTTAGAGTTATCTGCTTATAGAATTGATTGGGGGGATGGTTCACCAAAAGAAACAATAACAACTTACGCACCTAATTCAATTAATCATACATATCCTCAGTTACCTAAACAATATACGATTAAATTAGAACAAACAAATCCATGGGGGATTACAACAGTTTCAAAAACGATTACTGTTCCTTTTAGTGATGTTGTTATCTATAATCCTGAAGGAGAGGCGTTCTTTGCTCCATCATCAGGTAATTGGATTGGTACTTCTGTTTCGTATAATTACATATTTTCAGGGGATGCGGTAAATGAGGTTAGTGCTCAAACATCAAATAATTATGTTTCAATACCATTCACAATTTCAGGGGTTACAAAATCGAGAATTAATGAATTAAAGACGTATGGAACATTAAGTATTAATGATAGAATTGGACTTCCGGTTATTAGTAATGGTCAAATATGGGGTGCAATTACCGATGTCACTTCAATTTACACTGCCTATACAGTTAATACAGTTAATTACTATGATTATATTGACGGAACTACCATTTATTTTGAACAATCATCAGGATTAACTGACAACAATTTAACTGCAGTTCCAATAACAAAAGATGAGGTGTTATTAAAAGTGATTGACCAAGCTCAAGTTCAAACTAACGTTTTTGTTGAAAGAGGTAAGAATAGTGCTTACGAAAGAATACAAAGACTTGGTGAGGTTGATAACTTGGGAGATATGATTAATTACGGATATGGTTTTTTTAATGTGATTAACAAAGAAAACTAAAATGAAAAAAAGAACTAAACTATTTATAAATTAAATAAGAAGATATGGCAATTGGAAGCTATGGTACTATAAGACCGTCAGATGTTTCACCAGCGGATGTTGAAATCATAATGAATTACACCCCAAGTAGGGACGTTACGGATGCCTTTGTCCTAACAAAATTAGATGCTCAAACTATTTTAAGACCTTATTTTGAGAATTCGGAAACAGGTGGAAATTCCGGTGTTGAGGTTTTAGGTGGGTTGTATAATTTAACATTACCTGCTAGTCAGTTTAATGCGTTAGGGTTTTACACCCTTTATTTAAGACCCGCTCAAATTAGAACTGTAATTACTGATTGTGGTGTTTTAAGTGCTCTCCCAAATGTTAAAGGGTTGGTTATTGATTTGGCAAATGTTCCGACACAATATCAAAATAAATTTGTACCTCAAGGATTAGTTGGATTTAGAATTGAATATTTAAATCCAGATGGGTCAAAAATTCCAAATTTCTTTAGAGTTATTACTTCGAGTTTCTATTGTGAACCTGTTGTAACGAATGAGGTAAATACACAACAAAAGTCGATTAGATATCGATATGTTGATGGAGCGTCGAACTTATTGTTTTTAACATTATCACCATCATCATCTCCAACGAACAAACCAAACGCAACACCGTTTATTGGTCAACCAAGCCAAGATATAATAATTTCAAATACATTTTTTAATCCTGTAACATTGGAGATAGAAATGGTTGAATACGACATATCATCTCTTGCGATTGCTCTTTATGGTAATCAAACCAAATCAATTGATGATGGTATCTACACAATCTATGACTCTGCTAATAACATTTATAGACAATACAACTTATACGAGGTTAGAGACCAATTTAATGCGTTGTTATATGAAGTTAGACAGAATAGAGGTAATAATATTGATTTTAGTAAAAACTTTACAAATATAACAACTTAATGGCAGTAACTGTAAATACGACAAAATATTTTTATCCGCCAAGACCCGGAAGTGGGGCTGCAACTTTCTCTGACAATATTGTAGGTTTACAAACTGTTGAGGGAGGAGGTTTGACGCAAGGTAATTTTGAATTTACTACATCGGTTACTGAAAAAGTTAATAGAACCTTTAATGTAGGAGCATTTTCCGAACCGTTAAGTTTACAATCATTAAACATTGAAGATGTTAATGAGAGTAGAAGAATTATGGCAACCCAATTTCGGGTTTATCCTAATTATGATGTTTCCCAAGTTCTTAATTTTTCAATGTATGGTTCATTACGTAAGAGATTTCAAGTGTCGGCGACTAAGATAATTCATTATTTTCCTGCGTCTTTAGATGTAATATTTAATAACTTAGAATTTGTAACAGGTGCGACTGCTGTTAATATTTCTTATGATTCTGTTAATGATGAGACATATTTTGAAATTAATGTTGATAGGATTAATAACCCTTTTGACATTGATTACTCAGTTAGCGCTGCAACTAACTTAAACTTAAGGGAAATAACTACATCACCTTATCGAAATTTGTATAACACTTATTTAGATTATTGTGTTAGTATTAATGATGACATCTTTAAGATTGTATCATTCCAACCATCACCAACATTAAGTACAGGATACATTTCATTTTATGTTTCAGGTGCACCATTTGGGACTACCGCAAGTACGATAAATGAGGATTTTCAAATCAGACCTAATGATTTAGTTGCTGATAGAGTTTTTGCTGAAAGTTTTGATGAGGTTGAAAAATTTTTATTAAACCGATTAATAAGACCTGAGTTTACTGCGGTTTTTCAAGTACCGGCTCAAACAGAAAATGGTGAATTTTACACCAATTACCAACAAGTGACTTGGCCTAAAGATGGTGTGTGGAATCTTGATATCCGTTCATTTTTATTTGATGATTATTTAGCTCAACTTGATGAAATTGCTGTTAATTTAGATTCATTTAAAACAAACTTAATTTCAAGATTTTTAGTTACAGATTCACTAAAAGAGTTTGATACTTTGGGTCAAAAAGTTGAAAAAATATTTCAAATTTACGGAAGAAGTTTTGACCAAATAAAACAATTCATTGATGCTTTAGCGTACATGAATTCGGTTAACTATAATCCATCAAATGATATACCATCTCAATTATTGGTGAACTTAGCCCAAACCTTAGGTTGGACATCTAATTTCTCTCCAATTACTGATGAAGATTTTTTAAGTTCAGTGTTTGGTAATACCTCGACCCCGACATACCCTGGTTATGCAAGGGCTCTTACACCAACAGAAATAAATTACGCGTTTTACCGTAATTTAATTCTTAATGCCTCTTACCTTTTTAAATCAAAAGGGACAAGAAGGTCTGTTGAATTTATGTTAAGATTAATTGGGGCTCCGGATTCTTTAATTGAGTTTAATGAACATATCTATTTAGCCGACCAAAAAATTAATTTAGACCAATTCTATACTCAATGGGCTTCAATATCAGGAGGTACTTATGTTGATAGAGTTCCTTCTTACTTACCGGGTGAAACATATAAAATTAGAGGTAGAGTTTATTCAGGTTATACTTCAAATGCGACTTATGAAGATGTTTCAATTCGTTTAGATGAATACCCAATAGATGTTTTTGGATATCCAAAGGCTCCTGTAAATACTGAAAATTATTTCTTTCAAGTTGGGGCTGGTTGGTATGAATCAACTCCACAACACAGAAGTCCTGATAAGGTTGTTATTACAGGTGCGGTTTATACCGGACAAAATTATAACATCCAAACTCAATTACAACCGTTTACTTATGGTCAGCCATATTTAGACCGTTTTAGAGATTTCCCATATATGACAGAAGGGTTTAAACTACAAAAAATAGTTGATAATAATAAGTCATGGTTAGAAGAGGATACTAAAATAAGAGTTTCAACAAGTGCGGATTATAATGCTTATTATTTTGTTGATAATGAAAAATTAGTTTTAAATGTTAAAAATGTTGATTTATTTTTAAATCCATCTCAAGGGTTGTTATATGATGTTTGGAGAGAATCTGTTGAATACGATTACCCATTTCCTGAATCAGGTTTAACTGTTGGTTATCCGGTTCCGGGAGGTGTAGATTGGACTTATATTAATCCTGAACCTAAAAAGAAAACATTCTTTGAATTTTCACAAACATTTTGGGAAAATATGATTAACGTTAGAAATAGACAATACATTACAGATGGTAAAACTGGTGGATATCCGGTACTACAATCTATTTGGTGGAAATATATTGAATCACAACAAACAGTAGGATTACCAAATAACAAGTATACATATCAAAAATTAATTGATTATGTTAATGGTATTGGCCCTTATTGGATGAAGTTGGCGGAACAGATGATACCTGCAACAACAATTTGGAATTCAGGTGTTAAAATGGAAAACTCAATCTTACATAAACAAAAATTTGTTTATAGGAGACAAAGAGGGTGTCAATTTATTCCTGTACCTGTTACCCCATGTTTCATCATTTCAAACATATTCGATTACACTTGTACCACGGAGTATACTGATTTTAATATATTCCCTTGGTTAAATGGTGACCCTAATGTTGGTAATTTTAATAGTATTTTGGCGAATAGGGTTAATAATATGTTATCTCAAAATGGGTATACTTTAAATGATTGTACTCAAAATTCTGTTCAGACTGAATGGTATGTTGATTTAAGAATTGAAAATGAATTATTAATTAAAGAACCATTTTATGTTGGGTATGGATACACAGATGTCCCAACAAATACTATATGGAGAAATGCGTTAATTCAGTATCTTCCTATGTTATATGATTATGGTTTTGAACCTTTTTTAAATGGAAATGAATTAAAGATTACGAATTTAACTTGTACGGAAAGAAATATGGATGAAACTCTTACATTAAATGTGGGAATACAGATAAAAATAAATTGTGATAGTAACTAATGGCGTTTAATTATATTATAAATGTAACGGGAGATTGTAATAACACTTCAGACGGGATAATTAATCTTATTATATCTGGTGGTTCTAGTCCATATACAGTGCAATGGGTTGACCCGGTATTATCAACTGATGTTAATGTAATATCATCAGTTACTAAAACAAATTTAGTAAGTGGGACTTATAGTATTAGTGTTAATGACAGTACATTACCTGAAAATGAAGTAGAATTTATTAACATTCCGGTTTCAAGTGGTGTTTGTTGTAGTATTTTAAATGTTGATAATACTACCTGTTCTTTAAATAACGGGTCTGTCACTGGAACTTCAACAACACAATATTCATCAACTAATTATTCTCTTTATCACGGTGATGGGGTTTTTAGTCAATCTGCAACTACAAATCAAGATAATGTAATTTTTGGAAGTTTAACTGCCGGAACTTATTATATGACGGTATTGGACCTTGGAGGTTGTACCGGAAGAAGTCAAAATTTCATAGTTGAAGAATCTGAACCATTAAATTACGGATTATACATGGTTCCAAATTCTGCCTGTGGTGGTACTCCAATAGGTAAGATTACTATTACCGGTATTACGGGACAACCACCATTTACTTATTTATGGAATGGAGGTTCTAGTGGGACTACAATAACGGGTTTAACTGCCGGTGGATATTCTGTAACCGTTACGGATGGGTATGGATGTCAATTAAGTAAAAGTGCGACTGTGGTCAATGTTAGTCAATTAGGATTTGGGACATTTACTTCAACTCCACCAAGTTGTTTTGCCGCGGATGGAACTATAAGTTTAACCGTTACTGGAGGGACCGCGCCTTATTATTATTCAGCATCAACAGGGGACGTGTCAATATCTTATTCTCAAACATATACAATTTCAGGTTTATCGTCAGGTGGTTACGGATTTTCAGTTACAGACGCCGGGCTATGTCAATTAAATGTTAGTACTTCAATTACCTCGGTAAATTCAATGTCTTCTGTTAGTGTTAATACAACAAATTCGACTTGTTCTAGTGTTAATGGGGAGATATTAATTTCGGTTGTTGGAGGTGTGACACCATATACTTATACATTAGTTTCTCCGGGTGGAAATACAACAAATATTAGCGGTTCCCAAACAGCTCAATTATTTTCAAATTTATCATCAGGAACCTATACTGTTGCCGTTAGTGATAGTTCAGGGTGCGCTTATATGGAAGAAGCTACGATAGTTGCCGAAAATAAATATACAATTTCTACTCAGGTATCAGGAACTACTTGTGGAGGAGCAAATGGTGCTGTTACTATTTTTACCACTCCGGGTTCTACCTTACCATTAGATTATTCAATTGATAATGGGGTATATGATATTATTGATACTACATTAACTTCAGTTACCTTTAATAATTTAACTGCGGGTAATCACGTTGTTACCGTATCGGATGCGGATGATTGTATTCAAACTGCAAACATTTTAATTCTTGGAAGTAGTCAATTAGATTTTTCTTTGTATAGTACTTCTTGTGGTACCGGTAATTCGGGAAAAATTACTGCGTTTATTAATCAGGGGGAAACACCATTCAGTTTTAATTGGTCTAATAACGTCCCGAATAATCCACAACAAATTCAAGTATCAGGGTTAACAGGTGGTACTTATAGTTTAACTATTGTTGGTAGTGACGGATGTTCATTATCTCGTACAACAACAATTAGTTGTAACGCCACTTTAACATCATATCAAACATATGTAATGGGTTCTGAAGTATTTAATATTGAATCTCCAACTAAATTTGGGTTATTACAAATGTTAAATGAAGGATTTTATGATTTAACCGTTGATAATACAGGTTGTGATTTAGTTAGCGCGACTTTTACCGCAAAAGTTTCGGTGACTCCATTAGATTTAACGACTAGTGAGACATTTTATACATCTACATCATTAGGTGATGAGCCTCAGGATAATCTATATTATGATACTATTACTCAGTTATTATTAAGTATTCCTGGTGTTGGTAGTGTTACAGTAAATCCTTTAGAAAATACAATTACAATTGAGACGACAAGAGGTAATGATACATTACAAGGTCAAGAGATTATAATTGACTTGATAATTGAATATGATATAATCTGCTTAACATAATGACACAAGTTAGAATTGATGAAATATCAGGGGGTACTTACCCAATTAGTGTATACATTGCTGATGTGTACGGAAATAATCGTAGTTTATTAGGTGTTATTGGTACAGGTCCTGTACCACCAACAGTTGACTATAATACTGTGATACCTACAATATTTAATACCGCTCCGGAAATTATGTTATTGTTAGTGGATGATAATGATTGTGAAATGTTTAAAATACTTGATTGTACCTTTGGTTGTGCATTTAACATCACTATTGAAATGGTGTCTTGTACTGTTAACATTAATATTACCGAGGTATAGTCGTTTTCTTAAAGAATAAAAACTTCATTTTTCATTTTAATATTACTGAAATAGGATAGTCGTGGTATTTATTTAATAAAAACATCGAATGTCAATATATTCTATTCTTGTTACCAATAATGCACCTGGGTGTACCTCTGAAATCGAACAACAATTAACGGTAACGGAGTGTACTCAATACCTTGTTAGTCTTACACCAAATTCAAATTCAGTTGGGCCATTTAACATTTATTTAGATGATGTTATTTACTACTCTGCAGTAACTCGAAATAATTTTTTAGATGGAGTTGTTGTGAATGTGGATTGTATAAGTCCTACTCCATCACCAACACCTACTAATACTCCGACGCCAACACAAACTCCAACAAATACTGAGACACCTACTAATACTCCTACTAATACTCCAACCCCTACTCAAACAGGTACGTCAGGATTAACACCTACCCCAACACCAACAAATACGGAAACTCCAACTCAAACGCCAACAAAT